GAAGTTAAAACCTCTAAGGTTAACTCAAAGAAAGACGACGGAAGCAATGAAGTTTTAACGATGGAAATTACTGTACCTTCAGGAAATGAAAGTAAGGAAAACGAAGATATCCTCATGGGTGACGCCATCAACGCCATGAGGGATAAGTTCTTTTCTGGAGATGCTGCCGGAAGCAGGAAAGCAATTTTGAAGCTTCTTGTCCTATGCTTCAAACGGTTTCAACCTGGACATGCGGAAAGAAGCTGCGCTCCTAAAGAAGTCAAAGCGAAGCCCATTTCTGAAGATGCTGCTTTTACAAAGTCTGCACAATCTTTGGTCCGCGGCGGTTTATTCTCGGATATGGAGACGGCGCTGGCTTTTGTTAAGTCTGCGAAGAAGGCTGCTGCTTAGTTTTTCACGTTTTGCACTTGACGGGTAACATAGAAATGTGTTACCCTGATAGTGGAGGATATGAAACTATGACACTAATCTGTATATTCCTAGTTCTTGGCACCGTCGCAGTTTTGACAACGATCTTCGTTTGTCATTTGCTTGACAAGATTGAGTAGTTCTGTTAGGATGGTAATGGAGGATATGAAATTTATGATGCTCGCTCGCACATCACGTCGGTTTATTCGCTACAAGAACATTAACTATCGCATCGTTGGAATACGCGATGGTAAGCTGGTTTTGCAATCAACGTATCACTCAAAGTCTTATGACAATCCACGAACTCTAATCCAACTAGAGCGCCAGGGCAGCTTCACCGTGAATGACCCAATCACGGGAGCATGGCGCATGTAAGATCTTCAAGTTTTCCTTCTCCTGCCCTGCCGAGATAACCTCAAAGCAGGGCTTTTTTATTTCCTCAAAATTCATTCCTTACCACTTCTTAAGCTCCTGGTGCGGCCGAGATTCCAGACGTATCCTCATATCAGTGAGTCCCCACCGATAGATTCTAGGGGAATGGCTATTAACTTGCGTCCCTGGAAACAAAAGCGAAATAAACATTATCTTATCTTATATCTGATATAAGTAGGGCTTATTTTAGGTGTTCATTCGATGAACACTAAGTAGATAATAATATATTAATACCTTTTTATCTTAAACTCTGCAATAAGATAATAATAGAATAAGATATTAAGATATTAAACTCTTAAATAACTTTACAATACAAAGAGTGCGGCCGACCGAAGTTAACAGCCGCACGGAGTAATTTAAGACAAAACGATATTAAGAGTTTAAGATCTTAATATCTTAAAGACCCCCCTATGCCACCCTTCGTGGGACTCCAAACGTGCTGTTGCCGGGCCCATTGGAAGCAATCATAAATCAAAATCAAAAGAAAATAAAAGAAAATAAAAGAAAATAAAAATTGTTTATTCCTATAGGTGTTCAACTAGGCGTTCCATTGACTCCGGAATACACTGACGGCTTGGCTAAGATTCAAAGGCAAAACAAAGCCATAATAAAGGCCTTACAAACCCATTGACTCAACGCCATGAAGGATGCAATAATATGATTTGGGTCGCCGCCTTCACAGGCCTAGCTGCGCCACGCTTCAAAATTAGTATGAAAATAACACAGGAAGAATTAAAGCGAAGGTTAGGAAGTAATTCTAATTTAGTAAATCGTTTTTTCACGAAGAAAAGTCTAAACGTGGAAATGATTCAGAAAATAGAAACAATGCAGGAAGGAAAGAAGAAATACCTAATGCTCCACCTTCCTTAAGATTAGTAGCTGCCACTTTAACAGCCTGCGAAGGTAATGCAGCATTAGTTGCACGTAACTTACATTTAACTCCAGGGCAGGTACGTTATGCTGTAGGAAATACGAGTGGAAAACTAACTGAAAAGAAAGTACAAGAAATTGCATTAACTAGACTCATGGATGCTTTGAATCTTCTGACACCTATCTCAATGGAAGGAGAGAAACCTAAAGATATATCTTCAATTGCGGCAAATTTATCTAGGGTTCATTCTAACCTTAGAGATAGAGATGGTGAGAGAGGTGCTAATGTCAACGTAACTATCTACTCTCCTAAGCAAAAAGAACTTAAAGACTATGAAAGTATTGAGGTAAGTGCATGAGTAGAGAAGAATATGTTAATGAAGTAAGACCTGTATTAAGAACCTTACTATCTTTTGTTTTGTACTTAAGGTTTGGTGATAGCCTGGTTAGTAACACCAGGCATTATGCAGATATGTTTTTAGATGAATTTGAAAAGAATTTTAAGTTCACTGAAAAGGACAGATTATGAAAAAGACGCCGTTAGAAACCTTATGTTTATTTCGTATTTTTTGCTTTTGTTTCTTGTTCTTTCAAATAGGATGTTCATTAGCACCAGTAACAACTACAACTCCTCCAACACCTTCTGCACCTTCTCAATTAGTAACAGACATAACATTAGGAATTGATGCAGGAGAAGCACTTGTGCAAGTTATACCATCTATCTCATCTACAGTTAAAGCAGAAGTTCAGGCAGGTGCAGTTCAACTTAATTCTGCATTAGCCTGTATTCAAAATGCTGTAACTGAAAATAATGGTGCAGAACCTCAGACTGGGCTAGGTGTTACGTCGTGCATTGCATCTGTTAACATACAAGCCTCTGCTACAGCCCAAAGTTACCTTAACGATTTTAAAGCAGCGTTAAATGTTATTTTGAATTACTTTAATTTAGGTTCAAAAGATGCAGTTACATCTTTAACTCCTGCAACATTAACGTCCATAAAATCATTAACTCCGAGAGTACAAGCCTTACAGAAATGATTAACTTTCGTGAAATTCTAAGACGAAAGAATGTTGCATCTAAGACCGTTGGCAAAAATACTAGCACAATTGCTATAAAGCACCAAGATCCATTAGTAATAAAAGAAATAAAAACAAAGGAAACAAAACAAATGAGTTTCAAAAGTATCTTAAAGACGGTAGGAGTAGATTTCCTGAAGGGTCTAGGAATAGCGGACTCTGTTGCAACTGTGATTACTCCAGTATTAGGTCCAGTGTTAGGACCATCTGCATCAGAACTTCTGCAACTTTTCCTAAAAGGAATCTCAGGTGCTGAGGTACTTATCACAGGCGCACAGCAAGGTGCGGCCAAGAAGGAAACGGCAGGGACGATTATCACTGCTGAAATTCCGACTTTGGATTCTATCATTGCATCATTAGGATCTAATGTTGTAGTCCCTGCAAATCTTCAAGCTGCTATTGGTCCAGGAATTGATGGTGCTGTAGCTTTAGTTAATGCAATCACTCAAATTTTGGAAGGTTTATCTGCTAAAGGTACGGATGCAGTTGTTCCCATATCTGCTAAACAAGCAACTACATTGAAATAAAAAGTTTCCTAGCTTTCGTTGAAGTTAGCTAGGGTGCGGCCGAGATTTTATTAGTTGATCGAGAAGTGGGGTCATAATACAAATCTCTATTCCTTCGGGATCAAGTTAATAGATAACGGAGGAAGGGAAAAAGACTCGTCGTGAGATGATTCTTAACTCCCGCACAAAGAAATGACGGGAAGTAAAGGTAGAAGCTGCAAAGGAAGGTAGAAAATATGGCACTTAGCGGAATCTGCATCATAACTTCAGCAGTAAGTAAAGTAATTTAGCATTTTTCACAAAAGAAATCCTTAACGTCGTCGAGACATAAAGGAAATGGGACTCACCACCTGGCGACCTACCTCGAAGCAAGAGGAATTTCTCTCACTCCCTGACTCTATCTTCGAAGCTCTCTTTGGAGGTCAAGCTGGAGGTGGTAAATCTGAAGTACTTCTAAACTTACCACTAACTAGAGAATTTTATTCAGCTCCTCGTTTCAAAGGACTTATCCTCAGACGTACTCTCCCTGAACTAGAACGTGAGATTATTCTACGTTCTCAATCTGACGGATTATATAAAGCATGTGGTGGTGATTATCAGGATCAAAAGAAACGCTGGAAATTCCCTTCAGGAGCTATAGTACAATTTGGTCACTTAGAACACGAAACTGACGTAAAAATTTATGATACTGCTGAGTATAATTACATTGGATGGGATGAAGTTACTTCTTTTACTCCTTACATGTATGAGTATCTTACTTTTAGCAGGTGTCGTACTTCTGATGAAAATTTACCTACGATTGTCAGATCTGGTACGAATCCAGGAGGAGTATCACATAATTATTTTCGAAAACGTTTTGTAGAGCCATTTAGGGAAGGTGGGAAGTTAATTAAGGAGTTTAGGACCATTAACTCTAGAACAACGGAAACTAAGTTAATCTTTATTAAATCTAGAGCTACAGACAATGATTATTTAATGAAATCTGATCCTGGTTATTTAGACAGGATGCAAAGGTTACCTGAAGCTGAAAGGATAGCAAAGGCTGAAGGTGATTGGTGGATTTATTCAGGACAAGTATTTGAGGACTTTAGAGAAACTAAATTATCTTCGGAAGCATCTAATGCATTACACGTAATTCCTTCTTTTCAAATTCCATATTTCTGGCCTAAAGTATTATCAATTGATTGGGGTTATTCAGCAATGACCCACGCCATATTTTCTGCAATAAATCCTTTACCTTCTGAAGCTTTTCCTGCGAAAGTTTATATTTATAAAGAATATGCGGCAAAGAAGGAAAAGATATCATTATGGGCATCTAACTTGAAAGTAATGGCTTATGGTGAAGATTTAAGGGACGTAGTATTAGATCCATCAGCATTTGGCATAAGAGGTGATGAAAAGACTATTGCAGAACAATTTGCTGATTCTTTCGGACGTGAGGCACGAAGAGCTGATAATGATCGTATAGGTGGAAAGTTATTAGTTCAAGAATATTTACGTTGGAAATATAATGAGAAGAGGCAATTGCCAACAGGAAGGTATGATCACGACGTAGCACTAAGAATTAGAAGGACTCACGGTGAGGAAGGTCTAAGAGAATATGAAAGAACCTTTCTTTTAGATGAAGATGAAGGATTTCTGCCTAAGTTACAAATCTTTGATACTTGTAAAGAGCTTATTAATTGTTTACCTCTTTGCATTTATGATAAGAATAAAGTTGAAGACGTAGAAGAATTTGATGGTGATGATCCGTATGATAACTTGCGTTACAATTTAAAAGCATGTCAGAATCTTCTAGTAACAGGCACTTCTTCAGCATTGCAAGAGGAGCAACGTGTTCAAGTATTGAACGCCTTGGCCAAGACTCAAAACATGACGGCTTTTTATATGAATATGAATAATCTAGAATCTAAAGAACGTAGGTCTAATCAACCTATATCACGGAGGCGTTATGGATCACGAAGACGTGTTGCATAATCATGTTATCTTTGATAAAATTAAAGCAAATGAATTGTTAAAAAGGAGATATAATTCTTCTCAGGAAACTTCTATTAATGCTTCAATAGCCGCACAGAGAAACAATACAAATTCTAACGAAGCAAATTGGGAATTTATTGCACAGGAAAGATTACAAATGATGGAGCAGCTTCGTGATGAAATGCACAATTGGCAAGAGACTTATGAAAAAGAAAGAGTTAGATGTGAATTATTAACTAAAATGTTAACTCGTAGTCTTTCAGAAGTAACTGTAGTTGGAAAAGAATATGATGCACCAACTGAAATTAAACATACAGTCAATCCAGTTACTGCAGTAAGAAAAGGAAATTTCTTTAAGCAACGAAGGAATTTAGAAAGAATGTATTCAGCACACGATGCTGGAGTAAATTTAAAAGAAAAGGAAAATAACGAAAATGCCAGCAGTTAAAGGTCCATCAATTCCAAACGGTTTCACAGGTCCCTGGGCAATGTCCTTGGAACAGTTGAAAACATTTGGTCCTCAGACGTCACCTCCGATTAACATTCCTCCTAACTTCTGGACAGGTCCAGGACAGGGTAAAGCAGAATTTTATCCTTATATGTCCACGACTCAAGGTCAGACGGACGGGCAGGGAAACTTCATCACCTTTGAATCTTATGTAGAAAACTTCGCAGGAACAGGTGGAGGATTTCTCGGTGATCCAACGAAAGCTTCTGCATTTTCTCCTGTATCTTTCGTTCCTAAAGGACAGACAGGTGAAACTGTCTTCTATCCTAACGTTCTTGCTGCAGATAATGCTGCTTGGGATACTAATCCCGAGTTTAAGGTAGCATCTGCTCCTGTTGCAACTGTTACTCCTGCTAATTCTATTGCACTAGCAAACGAAGCTATTGCATTGATTAAGAGGGCAGTTCCTGGTTCTGCTTAGTCTTATGCGTTTGTTTTTAATTTTCGCGTCCTTGGTGGTGATTAGTGTAAAGGCACAGTCACCACCTTGTACTAGTACTAATCCGTGTATAGTAATTTATACTGGACAGTTACCTACAGGTGCATCTGCTTCAGGTACACAGTATATTGGCCTAGCACATCTAGGATCCAATATTGTATTTGTTCCAGCAGCCGCACCAGTAACAGTAGGCAGTTTATCTTGTTCTGCATTTACATTTAATATTCCACAAGTTTTTGTTAATCAAACTGGAAATTCTATAACTACAAATTTAGTTGCACAAGGAATGTATCATGTTGCTAGAAATGGAATTATTCAAAGTCTAACTGTTGACTATACAGTTAATGGACAAATTATAACTTTTGTAACTCCTTTAAATAATGATATAATTCAAGTATGGTAAATAATTTTAAATCACGTCAAGAGCGTAGAATGGAAAGAGCACTTGATGAGAAATTTAAAAAAGTTCATTTTAATCTTAGATTTAGACGAAAACTTGAGGAAAAATCTTTAATTCCATCAACATGGCCAGCTTTAGAAGAACATATGAGACTTTTTATTACACCTGGAATTTGTTTGAGAAAAGATTTAAAAGGATATAAATCAGAAAATGTTAGACCTAAAATTCACTAAACTACCATCATCAAGACATTACCTTCTAGGAGCATGTATGATGCACGTTGAAGGTGCATATTCTACAGTATCACGTTCATTTTTACATTGCAATCCTGGAAATATAATGGACGACGAGCATCAGGAAAGAACTTATCCAACACATTTAGCAGGATATGAAGCATTAGTAACTGATATTTGTGCAAATATAGGATCTGAAATTGGAAAATTCATTGCAAAGTATGCTCCACCAGTTGAGAATAATACTTCATTTTATCTTCAAGAAGTATGTGAATTAACAGGATTTGCAGCAACAGATTTAATCTAGGAGACATTATGTTCAAGAAACCGTCAGTACACATGCCAATGAATTTAGAATCCGCTGGAATGCCCAAAGGTATTAAGAGTCCTTCTGTGTCAAATTCTAATAAGAAACAGAAATTCAATAATGCGTTCAAGAAAAAGAAATCTGGCAGTGGTAACATGATGAGAAATTTAGTTAAGAGTTTCTAGGTTAAATGGCAAAGAAACAAAAAGTAGACGAAGAATTACAAAAGTCTCTTAAGGATATAGTAGTCCTGTGTGAGAAAGAGGATGAGCATCTTCGTCGTGCTCAGGTTAAAACTTGGAAGAAGAATGAAGAATTCTGGCATGGAGTACAGTATCTTTTCTGGAATGAAAGAGATCAAACGTGGATTTCTCCTGTATCTGGTGCGGCTCCCAATTTAGGATATAGTGAAGAGGAACAAGCGGAAATTGGACCATTTTATGATTTTGTAATTGACATTTTTTCAGGCCACGGACAGTCAGTTATCTCAGCACTAAGTTCTCAATTACCTGCAATTAAATTTATTCCTGATAATGCTGACGATGATGAAGATATTGATACTGCTAAGACTTATGATAAAATTGCAGAACTTGTAGCTCGCCATAATAATGCAAAACTAAAATTTATTCAGACTCTTTTCTTCTGCTGGATCAATGGGTTAGTTGCTGGTTATCGTTACGTTGATACAGATAAGAAATATGGAGTTTATAAAGTTCCAGTATTTGAAAATCAAAAAGTTCCTGGTGCTTTAACTTGTCCGAATTGTGGTGCGGAATTAGATGAAGGAGGTGATCCTAGTGTAACAGACGCTATGGTCAGCATGGGTGATCCTGAATCGTTAACTCCTCCCAAAGATAAATTTCCCAAAGATAAATTTCCCAAAGAATCTCCCGCACCACAAAATTTAGAAGGAGAAGAAGATGATTCAGAAAAAATTGAAGGGGCTGAAGGAACACAGGAAGACGGAGAGGATAAGATTGGGGAAGAAAAGAATTTACCAGATGACGAAGTTACCGAACCTGAAACAGGAACAACAACCTGTCCACAATGCGGTGAAAATGTAACACCGGAGCAAGGTGAAGAACAGGAGGTCCCTGTTTATGTAAGAGACGAAGATAAACCTAAGTCTAGAGCTAAATATGAAATTTATGGTCCACTTTTTGTCAAAGTTCCACTTTATGCTTTTGATCAGGAAGGTTGTGGTTACGTAGGACTTTATCTTGATAAACCTAAGGATGAGTTAGTAGCAGCATTATGTTATGAAGATGATAAGTTAGATGAGGAACTTGCAAAGAAAATTGAATCTGAGTACATGATTAACGATGATCGTTTTGCAAGAAATGAATATCAATATCCTACTGGTCAAGAGCAAGAAAATGTAACTATGTCGACGTTGATCCAGTATTGGCTTAGACCGTCAAAGTTTAATTTAGAAAAAGATTTCAAGAAACGAGCAAAGCTTCTTAAGGAATTTCCAAAAGGAGCTAAAGTAGTTTTAGTCGGAAGAACTAAAGTATTCATTTCAGCGAAAGGAGAGGAATTAGATAAGCGTTGGACAATAGGAAAATCTGGATTAAGTACTTACATTCACTCTGATCCTTGGTGCCGTCCATTAGTGCCAATTCAGGAGATGAGAAATCAGTTAGATAATCTTATTATGGATACTATTGAACATGGTATTCCTTCAACGTTTGCGGATAGTGAAGTCCTAGACTTTGATGCCTATGGTAAATTTCAAGCATCTCCAGGTTTAATGTTTAAGGCTAAAGCTAGACCTGGAAAGACTTTATCTGAGGGATTTTATACGGAGCAAAAGGCATCTGTTCCACGTGAAGTTGGTACTTATCGGACAATGTTAGATAAGGATGCACAATTCACTGTTGGTTCTTTTCCTTCTCTTTACGGTGGGCCTTCAGAAGGGAAGTCAAGAACATTAGGAGAATATCAGCAGAGTAGACAACAAGCATTACAAAGATTAACACTTTCATGGATCTACGTTGCAGATTTCTACCGAAGGAACATGGATGAGTTATGTCGAATGTATGCTGAAATGATGATTGAGGATGAACATTTTACAAAGATAGACAATAATAATTACATAAGTGTTTGGATTAGAAAATCTAAAATGCAGGGTAAGATTGGTGGAATTGAAAGTGAAGCATCTGATGCATTTCCAATGACGTTGCAGCAGAAGCAAGTATTTTTAACTAAATTCATAGAATTAAATAATCCTCAGATTAATGCTGCATTATATTCACCTGAGAATAGAAAGACTGTACAAAATATCTTCATGATGAACGAATTGAAGATGCCAGGTGCTAATCAAATTTACAAACAAGTTTGTGAAATTAATGAAATGTTAAAAGGTCAGGGTCCTGTTGCACCTGGAATATCATCTGTACAAATTGAACCTGCTGTTGACGATGATGCGATTCATATTGCTTCTTGCAAAGATTTCTTGGTAGATGATATAGGATTAGATATTAAGAAACAGAATCCTTTAGTCTACGCTGACATTGTTGCACATTTAATGATGCATCAGAAGAATTTGCAGCTTAAGACCATGACTCAATTTGAAGGTGCACCACCTGGAGAAAGTCCTAACAGTTCTGAGACTAGCACGGGAGGAGGTGATGAATCATGAAGACTAATGTTGAAAAAGCTGTGGAAGAAATTACGGAAAAGATGTGGGAAATTCAAGAGAAATATGACTTGCGTTTTGCTGAACTAAATCGTTCTGGACTTAAAGCATTAGAAAATATTGCTGAAGTTCAACGTGAGGTTCAGCATGAACTAACAGCTTAGTTAATAGGGTGCCTTGTTACGGCAGGGCACCTAAGGAAATAATATGACAAAATCTATAGTTCTAACAGCAGCAGATACTGATGCTCATAACCTTTATGCACTAATTCTAGCTGCACTAGGTGTTACTCAACTTCCACAGAGAGTAGACTTAGGTGCTGTATTCTTTCCTGATTTTGTTGCTTCTGTAAATTTCTTTCTTCCTTCTGCAACAGCAGGACAATATATTTCTATACAAGACCAAAATGGAAATGAAATGGTTCAAATAGGGCCTAATAATCCAACATCTTTAGGAGCAGGTATTATTAATAATATTTCTTTACAGGCACTTAAAATTCAGGCTTCTGTTACAGGTATTGTTACAGAAGTAACGGTATTTCAAATATGAAACTCTTAGGATTAGCTTTATTATTTTTAGGAATTTCCTTCTGCCAAATTCATGGTGGTGGCAATACAGGAGGTGGAGGAGGTGGCGCTCCAACTGGATCGGCTGGAGGCCAGCTTTCCGGTTCGTATCCCAATCCTGGATTTGCCAATCCGGCAACCTTTCCCGGCAACGTAACGATTGGGAATACGAACCTCAACACGAACGTCAACATCGTTGGAGACAGCCTAGTTCTAGGCAATCAGGCGCTTGATGGGGTAACGATAGGTGGCGCACTCCAATCCTATATAAGATCGTATGTATTTTCGTTTGGTGTCGGTGGTGAAACCAGCACTCAGATTGCAATAAGGACAGGTTGCATCAACACTACCGCCACGGTTTCTGGTAGTTCCATTCCTGCCTCAGGTGGCGTCACTGTCGTTTTCCCGACAGGATCGGAGCCAGTAGCGGGAGCGTCAGCGCCGGTTAACGGTACGCTCAATGGTGTCTATGGGGCGGTGTCTCTGTCCGGTGCAACTTATACTTTCACGCGAATCACACCTGGAACGGCGGTATCGTCTTCTGGCTCTGTGCCCTTCGTTGCCGACCCAGGAGTATACAGTGTTGGCCCTGTAGTGTATTGGATGGGCACTAACGATATCAGCGCGGGTGCTGGGTCAGTGGCTCTTGTTGAAGGTAATGTCGCTGCCTGTTACAGCCATTCCGTAGCGTTAGGGCAGACGCCGCTCTTTCTCACTCCCTTGAACACGGAGGGTGAGGGAAGTGGAACCAACGCGTACACTTACGCAACCACGATAGCGTCGTGGATGACTAGCAATTACCCAAGTAACACCATTGATATACGACAGGATTTGGTAAATTGGTATAACCCTTCCAACGCGGTGGATGTGTTGGACAACACGGCGGGTATTCCCGCGTACACTCTTCGCGCGGTTGATAAAAATGGGGTACTGACAACCGCGTTAAGCACTACATCGGCCTGCCCGGTTTCAAGTAGCACGATATTTGGCAGCGACAACATCCTGCTAATCGGATCTGAATACATCTATGTACTCACCGTGAGTGGTTCAGCTATAGCGACTTGCACGCGAGGTTATGCCGGGACTACCGCGACAACTTATAGCAATGGGGCAAGTTTTACGGGAGTGGATATTGTACATCTAAGCGGCCTCGCTAATGCTGGCGCTCTAGGCACGCTGACGGGTGGCGGCTATCAACTTGTCGCTCAGACAATCCGTAACTGGCTAGTAGCAAACTACGCGCCGTTGGCAAATCCTTTGGTCCCCAATCAGACCATCAATATACTCTCATCGAGAGGGTATTTCACATCCTGGACCAATACTATATTCAACTCCCCAATACTCGTTGGAGGGCCAACGGGGGCAAGCCAGATGGAGATACTGGCGGATGGAAGTTTCGGGTTTAATAAGTCCTTAATCTGCTCCGCAGCCCCGAGTTGCAGTATCGGTGAGGTTGGATTTGGTTATACCGGAGTGAACTTGGTCAATGGCTCTCATGCTGCACTTTTGTCTGTGGACAGTAGCGGAGACTTTCTCGTCAACGCCAATATCGCATTCAACGGTACCACTAACATAGGAAACTCATCCACACTTTTGCGCCCGACGAACGCATGGATCAAGACTGGCGTGTTCGCTAATGTGTATGGCTTAACCGGGTCTCCGACTATCTATTCTGCTGCCGGTACGGCACTGCCAGCTTGCGCCCTCGCCACGCTTTACGAGTCTCTGCCGGTTAGTGATGCAACTACACAGTTTGCGGTTTACGTAGGGGGAGGGACTTATTCGGCTTGGGTAGACTGCACATATAACAGCAGTGGCACGACCTACGCTTGGCAGGTTCGTTAGGCAACGTATTTATGCCATACCCAAGAGTGAAACTATCAGACGAGCAACTTAAAGCATTAAATGAATCTTTAAGTGCTGCACAAAACACATCTGCTGCATGTAAATCAGGAGCACTTAATGAGTTAGGCGCACCAATGAATGATATGAGTAGATCTAGTGCGGCCGACGAATCTTTGGATGCTTTGCAATTTTTTATAGATACTCTAAGTTTAGGAGATACTAATGGCTAATTTTATTCCTTTAGGAAAAGTAAGTATAAATGAAGTAGAAGGTCAGAAAAGAGCTATTGCATGTTTACAATCTGAAATCAACCAAGATTGTGAAGATTTATCAAATAAGAGAGATAGATTAATAACTTATATAAGAGGTTTAAAGAGATTAGAATCTAAGTTAAAGAATCAAAAATGAGATTTTTAATGGTGAGTGTGGCCGGAGAAGGCGCTGGAATCTTGAAGCAAATTCAAGACGAAGGAAATGACTGTGAACTTTTAATTCAAGAAGAATGTTATAAAACTGTATATGATGGAATTTTGGATAAAGTTGATTCTGTTGATGGGATTGAAGAAGATACTATAATTCTCTTTGACATGTCAGGTAATGGTGAAATGGCAGATGATTTAAGAGAAGAAGGTTATCTAGTATTTGGTGCCTCAACATTTTCAGATGACTTAGAAAAGGATAGGCAATTCGGTTTGGATGTAATGAAACACTGTGGAATTAAATTACCTGAAACTAAAGAATTTGAGGACTTTGATGATGCTATTCCTTTTCTAAAAGACAGGGAAGGAAAAAAATTCGTATTTAAACCTTCAGGAACAATGCCCTGCAAATTAACGTATGTCAGCGAAGATAATGAAGATTTAGAAAGTTATATGAGATTTGTTGAAGAGAAATTCGGAAATGAAATAGAATCCTTCGTCTTACAGGAATTTGTAGAAGGTGATTTAGTTTCATCTGAAGTTTTCTGTGATGGAGAGAAGATAGTAGGAGTTCCTAACCATACGGTAGAAGCTAAGAAGTTCATGAATGATGATAAAGGACCTGCTACAGGATGTTCTGGAAATATTGTATGGCTTGCTGAAGGAAGTAACATTGTTAAAAATGGAGTAATGAAAGTTAAAGATTTATTAATTAAAGAAAACTTTGTAGGACAAATAGATTTAAATGCTGTAGTAAATGATCAAGGTATTTATGGTTTAGAGTGGACGCCAAGATTCGGATACGATGCAACTCCTACTTATCTTGCAATGTTAGGTATAGAATACGGGAAATTCTTCTCAGATATAGTACATGGAAGTGCAAAATCATGGAATCATAAGTGTGAAAGTTTATGTTCCATCAGAATGACAATTCCACCTTATCCTGCCGAACCTGAAGGTGATTCTGAAGAATTATCACCTAATGTTGGTTTACCCATTCGACATTGGGAAACACATAATAAGAATTTATATTTTTATGAAGTTATGATGAAAGAGGAACAGCTTCTACACGCAGGTGGTACCGGAGTAATTGCATGTGTCCTTCATCAAAGTCCTAAGAGATGTTATGAAATCTTAGATAAAATTAAGGTTCCTGATTTACAGTACAGAACAGATTTGGATAAAGTTTTAACAAAGATGAAAAAAGGAGTAGAAAAGTGGCAGACGAATTAGAATTAACCGATAATGAACTTTTGAATGAAGGTAGTGAGGTATTAGACGATGAGATAATTGAGCCTGAAATTAAAGACTCTAAAGATGCGGAATTAGAATTAAAAGACGAAGAAGAAGACGAAGATGAAAAGAAAGAAAAACTTAAAACTGAAGCTGACGAAAAAGATAAAGATAAAGACAAGCCATTTCCATTTGAAAGACCCAGCATAAGTGAAATTAAAGCTAAGTTTCCTGATTTTTTCAAGGAATTTCCTCAATTCAGAGACGTAGTATTTCAGGAAATTGAATACAGGAAGATCTATCCTACTATTGAAGATGCAAGAGAAGCATTGGAAGATTCAAGAACTCTAGATGGATTAAGGGAGAGTGTACTTCAAGGTAAATCTGAGGATATCTTTGAAGCTATAAGTCAGACAGATAAAGGTGCGGCTGAGAAGTTTGCTTTGACTTTTCTTCCGACTTTGTACGCGAAGAATAAAGATCTTTATGTTTCAACTATTAATCCTCTTTTGGAAAATTTAGTTAGGCAATTAGGAAAGACAGGAAATGAAAATAGTAAGAATGCTGCATTAGTAGTTGCAAATTTTCTATGGGGAGACAATGGGGAGGATATTGTTGAAGGTAAGAAAACTAATAGCAAATCTTTAGAAGAAAGTGAAGATGCTAAAAGTTTAAGATTGGAACGTGAAAAAGATGCAAATGAAAGGTTAGGTACTTTTACAAGAGAAACTATTGGCGAAATGAAAGATGGTTTAGCTCGTTTAATCTCAAGAGGATTAGACGTAGATGGAACAATGTCTGACTATGCCAAGAAAACTTTAACACAAGATATTATTATGCAGGTGGATGAAGTCTTGAAAAAAGACGCAAATCACATGAATGTGATGAATTCTCGTTGGTTGCATTTGAAAAAAGAAGGATATAATACTGCGTCGAAAGAGAAGTTAGTATCCGCGTATCTCTCACGCGCGAAGCAGGTAATTCCTTCAATTCGTGATAAGGCTCGGAATGACTTTCTTGGAGTTAAGAAGAAAGTCGCTGAGAAGAAAATAGAGGAAATTGACAGAGTATCGTCGAGATCTAAGGAAGTAACTTCCGGTAGAGGTAATGGTACTGGTGCAGGTGCACCTAATGTAGTTAAACCTTCAAGGGAACTTTACCGAAAGATGACAGATTTAGAGATTCTTAACACAAATTGAGGATAAATAAATGCCAGCAGGTAGTGAGAGCCAAGTAGTTGCTGCGGAGATCGAACGAGTAGAATCTAAGGTCCCCATACTTTTTGACAGAGACGATACTTTCTTTGCAGCTGTTGAGAAAGTTCCAGTTGAAGTAGTCTCGTCTCGTGCAATGCGTGTTCCACTGGAAATTTATCCTGGTGGAAAGACACGTCATGCTTCTCTTGATGGTTATGATCTTGGACGTGGTGATATGCCCACGTATCAATATGGTAATCTTTCCCCTGTAACTATCGAACATGCTATTGAATGGACTACGGCACGTAAGATAGGGACAGATACCACGAAGAAAGCAGTAATTAATGCTTTCAGAAGGGACCTTGCATCTGCAATGAAAGAGTGGCGTCGTAACGTTGATTCTCTTTGCATGACGTCAGGTAACGCTGTGTTAGGTACAGTGGGTGCTGTATCTACCGCTGGTGGAATTGATACTTACACGTTAGGTTTCACTGGAACTACGAGACTTGACGGTTTTGGTGCAAGGTTACTTCGCTTCGGTATGGACATTGCTCTTTACAATTCCACGCTGACCGCATATAGAACTCCTGCTGCCACGCCACCTTCCACGATGGATTCTCTTGAGGCAACGATTCAGTATTACAGTGCTCAAGCAGATCAGATTCAAGTTCCTTCTTTTACTGCTGCAGCTGTTGGAGATTTGGTAGTAGCCTCTGGTCTTGTACCTCAGACTCCTCCAGTATCTCTTTATGGTGTTCCTTACCATAATTCCAACAGTACTACTGGAACATGGCTTACTTTTCCACGTGCTACCACACCACCTGTAATAGCCAGCGGTGTTAATGCCAACGGTGGAACGTTGACTCTTCCTTATCCACGTCTTGCCATGAACTTTATCATGGATCGCGTCGGAATCAATACTTCTCAGAAGATGACTGCCTGGATGCACATGGCACAGAAGCAGGCTTATGAGGAACTTGGTTTCGAAATTTCCATTATCAATAAGGAAGCAAAGGAACAAGGCTTAGACCTTTACTTTAACGATAACATGCAGATGGCTGGTGCACCCGTTAAAATTTCCGCTTCTTGGGATAAGACGCGCATTGATTTTATCGACCTTGAAAACTGGGGACGTGCAGAGTATATGCCTCCAGGGTGGTACAAGGACGAAAATGGTTTAAAGAATTTCGTCGTTCGTGGGACTACAGGTGGTGTTGCCACTTCTAACCTCGCTTATTTGATGACTTCCTTCAATCTATGGATGAGGAATCCTGCGATGGCAGCTTATATCTATGGACTTCTCGTTCCAGCCGGTTATTACTGACCTTTCTGTCTTTGGTTAGCTTTTCCGGGGAGAAGCTTAAATCAGACAACAGAAGGATGCGGCTGCTAGCCATCCAGCCTCTTAGCAGCCGCAATCTTAAGGATAAAATTAATGGTAACTACCAAAGAAATTTCTGATATGTTAGATACTATTAATCTTCCAGAAGGATTACAATGGTTTGATTTTGAAACTAAAGTTTTTAATATTCTTTCTCCTAATTATAGTATGACTGCCGTTAGAATGTCTATACTTTTAATAAAACCTAATTTTGATGAAGATCCCTTTTTAGGTGGTTCATTTGGCAGAAATGGATATCATAGTAATGGATTAAATACATGGATTGTTTTTGAATTTAATGTGTTTGAAGATTTAGAAAAAATGAAAGTTAGAATTTATAGTTGTATAAAAAACATTGTAGGAGTTTAACAATATGTACGATATAGAAGAAGCAAAAAGAATTAACGATTATTTAAAATTACAGGAGCATAACATCAAAGGTGAGCCTATCTTTAGACTTGTCTGGGCAGAGGATCAATTTGAAATGAGAGAAGGTACATTTAATGAATTTAAAGGTGAACTTTTCGTAAGAACTGTATATGGTGTTAAACGTACTCCTAAGTATCCTTATGTTAAAGGGTGTTGGGTCTTAGAGCAGTATTTTAGTCCTGAAGTAACTCAAATTAAAGAAATTAAGGATCATAATGGGTATGAAGCTATATATACTTTTATTCATAAATTTCAACCACTGCAATTGCGGCTTAGAGTTGTAGAATTGATTATGAAGGCAAAGCATGAAGCTAGAAAATCTTCAATGCTTTCAAAGTCTTTACTGCAAAATTATTTAGATGACAAAGAAAAGAAAGCTGATGATTATACTTATAATGCTATAGATTCACCTTCAGCAATGGAAATGTCTTTAAGATTAGGAGACGGAGTTAGTCTTTACATAAAGGAAAAAAATGCCACGAAATCAGAAACACGCGACGCTTATACCAGTAAATCTGGAAAGTGATGATGCTTATACTTTAATTAGCATCGTTCCATTCATGATTAGCGAATTTAAGCCTGGAATTTATCCGGGAAGATTTGTTATTCCTGCATGTTTGGACTTCAAGAAACCTAAAACTTTAGTTGTTACAACTTCAGTTTACTTCATCCCACAATTTAATGGCGATGAAGAAATGCCCTCGCACGTTGTTAAAGTTCATTGTAAAGAGATGGTTGAGTCCATTTTCAACGATTACATGCGTTCACAAATGGATGTTAATGTAGATTGTCGTCCAGGTTTAGACTTTGTTCCTGGTCGTGTATCTGTAGAGGAATTTTTGAAGAGTTTCCCATTGAAACACATAGAAATGCAGAAGAAACAACTAACATGGTTTACTAAATTAGTTCAAAGAGCCGATAATGATTGGAATCGGTATAAAAATCATAAGGTTGTTTCAGACAATCAAAGATTTGCAGCTCGTGCATTAGGTCTTGAGAAAGATTGGCTAACTCTGGATAGTACTGAAGTTCCTGTTAAGTGTCCATCTTGCAAAACTAATTGTGTACCTGATGCAGTTGTTTGTGCAAATTGTCGTTGTATTTTGGATAAGGAAAAGTACGATAAACTCTCATTCGCAGCATAAGGAGATAACATGGCAGCAGCCGTTGCAACATTTACTATTACACAACATTGGACAGATACTAAAGCTCTTCATGTAATTGGAAAGCTGGTTATATCTGCATCACCTGCTACTTACACTACAGGAGGAATTGCCTTAAACTGGCAAAATCCTTTGATTAAGGCTTCTACTGTCCCTGTCTGGCATGAAATTGTTGCTGAGACTGTCAGTACAGATCCAACATATGATTATGTCTTTGTCTCAGGGACTAGTCAGACGAACTGCTTATTGAAGATTTTCACAGGTGGTGCAGAACTTACAAGTGCATCATCTATTCCTGCAGGAGTTTCTGGAGATCTACTGATCAAGTTGTATATGATTTTTAGACCTCAGCTTGTTTGAAAAAGTAAAGGATAAACAATGGCCAGCGCACAATTATCAGTCGCATTATCACAAGCTCGTGTTTTTTTAAATGACACGAATGCTACAGTGTGGACGGATGCAAATCTAATTCCGTCCATGCAACAGGCAAGTCAAGAGTTACAGATGCATCTGTGGCTAATAGGCTCTCCTGTTATTCGTGCAATGACAGGTCCATTACTTGTCGCTGCTGGATATAATCCTAGCATTACTGCAAGTCTTCCATCAGATTTCCTGATTCCTACTTTAGGACAAGAATGTGGTCAGATCACCGCTGTGTTAACTGGCGTTGTAGCTGCAGGAGGATTTGCAACTTATGCTTATTCTTCATCAGCTGGAAGTACTACTCCATCTCCAGGAATGAGTGTTACGATTGCAGGGTTCGTTGCAACTGCTGGAAATAATGGTACATTTACTGTTGTTTCTTCTGTTCCTGGTGTATCATTCACTGTCGTTACAACTACGCAAGTTACTGAAACACATGCTGCCACTGCAACGATGCCTGATAATATCTGGGTACCTTTGACAGAACAGTTCTTTCTTTCTCCAGGTTATGTTCTTGTAAGTACTCTTATCTATTGGTCCTGGCAGAATGAAACTCTTCTTTTCTCAGGATCTACTGTGGCTCGTTACGTTGATTTTCAATACAGACGTCAGATTCCAATTCCGTCAACTGCTGTATCACCAATTGGAATTACCTTCGGAGAGATGTATCTTGGTGCGCGTGGCGCAGCTATTGCGGCAGGAAGTGTAGGAAATGCACAAGCGGCTGCAACTCTAGATGCCATTGCAAAGGAAAATTTTGGAATGGTAGTAACGGCTAATCGGGGCCAGCAAAAACCGATCAATAAACCTTAGTTCTAAAAAGTAAAGGAAAACAAAATGGCGGCTACATACACAATTACAAACGACACGAACGGAATCTTTCTTTCGTTCTTTACAGCTCTGGCAGCTTTCATTAATGCCAACTATCTTGCTGGCGTTAATATGGAGCTTGCTTCTCCAGGACCATCACCTGGTGCTCCGATTCAGAATTTCTCTACAGATAAACTGATCGTTGCTGGAACAGCTCAACCTGCACCTGCTGCTCCGACGATCACTATATCATCTGCTGGTGGTACAAATAATCGTTTTGCTATCACGAATGATACTAACGGTTACTTCAATAGTTTGTTTTTGACACTGACAAACTTCCTTCTCATTAACTATGCTGTGTCAATTACTGCACAGTATACTGCAGCAGGACCGTCTCCTGGTGCGCCTGTTCAGGCATTTACAGCAGTTAAGAGTTACGTTCAAGGGACAGCATTTCCTGCTCCTGCACTACCTACTATTGTCATTACCTAAAAGTTATGGCAAATCCTAATGATCCTACAGTTGCGGCTGTAGCTGCATCATGCCGTGGCTACTTAAACGACGTTGATGGAATTACGTGGACTGATGCCCATTTACTTCCATTAATTCAAGAGGCGCACAAAGAACTTCAGGTAGAACTATCTCTTAATGATATTGCTGTCGTTAGAGTTCAATTAACAAACCTTCCTTCAGTTTCTGGACTCCATTTACCAGCATATCAGACGTCACTTTGCGCCTCAGGACTAATGCCAAAAGATCTCTTAGAACCTATAGAGATTAACGAAAGAGATTGGGGAGATACAACACCTGAAGATTATATATCAATGGAAAGGTTACCTTGGCTTCCTAATGCTAGTCAAACTAACTTTCTCTATTTCTGGTCTTGGGCTCAAGAGGATATAGTATTTTTAGGTTCTTCTGTTGATAGAGATTTACAAATACGTTATCGTTCTTCATTAACCACGCCGTTAAATATGACCAGCACAATGGGATTTCTACGTGCTGAGTTATATGTAGGTCCTAGGGCTGCATCTTTAGCCTGTGGTACCTCTGGAGATCCAAAGAAAGGTAATTGGTTACAAACGCAAGCAGATAAAAATTTAGATAAGGTAATTAGAAGTAATGTTAAAAATGACCAAGGAGTTGCAGTACGTAGAATTGCTTATAGACGCGCTGGTAGAGTCAGAGTTTATTAATGCCTCTTCCATTTAAAGTAATAACTGGAAGTAGTATAGTACCACAACAGCCATTTTCTCATCTTTATCAACATGTCTTACAACGTGATCCTAAATTACATGAAACTTTAGTAAGGTTAGCTCAGCCAGCATCTTTAAATAATAATTTATCTAATCCTTTACAGGGAATTGAATTTATCTTTCTTTCACCTTCTCCTGGAGACAAAACTAACTGGGCAAATGTACTTTCTAATGATCCAACTGATGAATCTCAATATTTTCCATTGATTTCTTACGCAAATGTTACTGCTTCATCTTCAACTGATATAGAATTAGATATTCAGATTTCTCATAATGGAGGTGCCAATTTTATATCTCTTTTAGATGCTCCTGTTATTATTCCTGCAACTACTTTAATATGTAAAGGTCCTACTATTACCTTTGCTCAAGGAGCTTATTTACGTAACTTTGATTTAGTTTATGCTACTTTGACTTCTGCAGCTTTTGATGGTGGAAGTATTACTTTAGAATTACTATTCCAATGATAATTTCAAATAATGCTCAAGGAAACATAGGTGTTGCATTTCAGAATTATAATAATGGTAATGTATCTTCTACTATATCTGATACTAATGGTAATATATGGTATCAATTACCTATTCCTCTTTATAACTTTGGAGGAATTGCAATTTGGATTTGTCCTTCTCTTAAATCAGGTGCTAATATTGTAACTTGTACATTTTTAGGTACTGGAACTAATAGGGGAGAATTTATAGTAATGGAATATCAACCTCCTCCATGTCCATTCGGTCAGGTAGGAATACAAGCATTTTGGTGGACACCTTTTGTTAATTATTATGATCCACAATTAAATATAACTAGTTATTATTCAGTCTCTCAAGGACCTTTTTGGCATACTTTAATTGCTTGTGTTAAATGTGGTCCTAATTCATCTAGTGGAGTAACTAGAACGTGGGCGGCGACTCCTAGTGCATTTTCTATAGATTATGGTCTACGAATACAGTATATTGAACCTGGAACTGATAATTCTGGAGCAGTAGCAGATACAACTGTTGCTTATCCAACAAAACAAAATTCTTTGCTTTTTGCTGGTGCACCTGGAACACCTCCTATAAATTCAGGTGAGACTATTTTAGCTGGAGTTCTTCTTACCACGATAAGTTAATATGAGTGGATCTAGTTTTACTTTCGTTCAAGCTGGAACTGCAATAGAACCTTATAGTGGATCTCCGTCTGTAACTTTTCCTAATCCTGTATCTAATGGAAATTTAATTGTTGCATTATTTGCACTTTATGATAATGGTGGTCATACTTTAACTGTTCCAACTAGTGTTACTGATAGTTTAGGAAATGTTTATGATTTCATAACAACTAATGGTACTTTTGCAGATAATGGTCAAAATTATGTTGCAATGTATATATCTCAATTTGTTATTCCTGGAACTTGTACAGTTACATTTAATGGTTTTGTAGGCTCTGGATTTGTTAATGGACCTCACTTAATTGTTGCAGAATATGAAGTTCCTTCTTTTTATCAAATTTTCATCTTAGGTATTACTGATTTAACACATGATGCATACGAAACTATAGATTTATCTCAATCTGATATATCTTTTAGAGCATTAGCTAATAATGGACCTCCAGGAGGTGCTGATTGCTCTGATACGACGCAAGTAACTATGAATTTGACTGCGGTAGGTGTAAATGAAGAAGGTGTTAACAATGAAATTTGTGGTGTAGCATTAATGAATCAGTTCTTTGACGTGATGCTAATAAATGGAAATTTTAATTCCTGGGAACCTACACCACCTTATTGGACTTCTAGTACAGGTGCTAATATAAGAGCTATTACTATAGATGCTACCGGTGGATCTGGTGCAACTCCTGGAATTTCAGCAGTATTAGCAGATCAAGATTTTCCATACCTTAACGGTCCACTAATTGCAAATTGTGATAATCCTCCTAATGGAACAGTAGGAGTTGTTTACGGTCCTGGAGGTGTAGGTCATAATATATTAGCAGACGGAGGATCTGGAAGTTATACATTTACAATTATTGCTGGAAGTTTACCTACTGGATTATCTATAAATGCTACAACTGGACTTATTAGTGGAACGCCTACTATTGCTGGAAAGTTTCTATTTACAGTACAGGTTAGTGATGGATTCTCAATAGTAACGTTAAATTGTAGTATTTCAATTTGTCCTGTTTCTGGTGCTAATACTGGTGGGAATTATGCTTTTTATTCAAGGCATTAACCATATGATACATAATGATTATCAATTTTAAACTGAAGAGGAAGCTAGAGAATTTGCTAAAAATACAAATTATACAATGTTTAAATTAGATAATAAATTCATTATCTTTGCAGAAGAAAGTCACAAATGCTAGGACCTGAAGATAAAGTAATAGAATTAAAGGAATTTAACGGTATCTGGGCAAGAGGTAACCCAGATGAAGTACCACAGGATCATCTTGTTGATTGTTTAAATATGGCTCTTGTGGCAAAAAGTAAGTGCATTACACGTAACGGTTTAGATGAATTCTTTGCAGTAGGAACTCCTAATGGTCATATTATTAACTTCTTTCAATCTTCAGTTTTACCTCAACCTGCTTCTACTGTGACAGTAGACGTCCTTAATTGGTTATTTTTACATGAAAATGGAAATATTTATTTAAATGCTTCATCTGTAGCACTTCTAGCAATTGCAGCAGGAGGTGATTTTACCTGTATTAACATGTTCAATAGGACATTTATTTCACCTAACTTTGGAAGATTAGGTTATTTTGGTGGATGGTTACAAATATTTTATAGTTATAATGGATCGTTTTTAGTTCGTAATGCTGCTGGAGCTGCACCTAGAGAAAGTGCAGCATCTTTCGCAGCAGCTAATACTGGCGTCGTAGGTAATACTCCAGTAGGAGTTCATCAGTATGCTATAGCTTATCAGACTGATACAGGATTCCAAACTCCTCCTGGGCCTAAATTAAAGTTAACTATATCTGGACCTAGCAATTCTAATCCATGTGATATTCCAACTACTGTACCTCACGGATTAATTACAGGTGATTCTGTAGAAATTCAAGGATTTACAGGTGCCTGGTCTCCCGCTAATAATTTTTGGGTTGTTGGTAATGTTTTATCTCCCTACGTCTTTCAAATTGCGTTGGATACAACTGCCTTCGGAGCTGCAACAGGTGCTCCTATAGTTTATGGAATATTTACTCCTGCCATTCTTACCGCTGACGGTATTCATGGAGTAGCTTTAACTAATATACCTACTGGACCGTCTTTCATAGTACAGAGAATTATACTTGCAACACAGGCAGGTGGAACTGAATTTTTCTTCATTCCTAATGGAAATATTTATGATAATTCAACTACTACCTTTGACGTTGATTTTTACGATACAGACTTAGTAATTTCGGCTGATTATCTCTTTGATCTCATGGAAGTAATTCCAGGAGGTACAGGGTTATGTAAATATAATGGAAGATTAGTAATTGTAGGTGGATTTTTTTACGATCAAACAGCATTAATTTCTAATGTTTCAGATCCAGAATCTGTTAGTTCAGTTTCAGGTTATGTGTCAGTACCTATTGAAAATGATGGTAATTCTCTTATAGCATGTGCTATCTTACGTGATATCTTATATCTATTCCGACAAGTAGGTTTCTGGAATACACAGGATAATGGAGGAGATCCTTCAACTTGGCCAGTAAATGTAACGGACTTAACAGTAGGATCTTATCAAAAAGGACTCTGCGGTTTTACAACAACACAAACAGGAGCATCAGATACTGGAGATATATTATTAATTACCGCAAGAGAAGGCATTTACATTTTCGACGGTACTGTTAGAAGACCCGAGTTAACATTTAAAATTCAAGACATTTGGAATACAATTCCTGTTGCTGTTAGTGCAGGAGGACAAAATAATGTTCAGGTATCGCAGTCAGTCTGGACACATCAAATTTTTATTGCTTATCCATCGACTTCAGGTAGTGCGTACGCGGATGCGCTCTTGGTCGGTGACTATGATCCTATTCCAGGTGTGCTTGATCCTATTGGTATCCGCTGGAGTCGTTTTAGTTTTCCTGTTTCTCCTACGGCTATTAAAACTGGTGATAACCTCTACGTAGGATCTATTACTACTAATCCTGGATATTTATTCAAGATTAACCCATCATTAATTAATGATTATGGTTCTAATGCTATTCAGAATTATTTAATAAGTTACTTAGCTTTTGCTACTCCAGGATGGGTGCATAATTTTAAAGCATTTAGACTTAGAATTAATGCTAATGGTACTGTAACTGTAAATTTATACGGTGAAGATAATGTACTTACTGCATCTGCACCAGCAGCAGGTGTGATATTAAATACTTTAGCAGGAATGACTTCTCCAGCAGGTAAAGAATTTTTACAGTTAATAAACTTTGTTAATGAGAAAATGAGTATTAAGATAGGAACAAATGCAATAAACGCCAACATAAATATCAACAGAATTGAGATAACGTGCATTCCAAGATGGCAAGTTAGACCAGGTTAAATCATATGACAGACAACGTTATTATCGCTGCAATCGGAATCATTCCTTCTATAGTTTCTGCGACAGCCGCAGTAATTATTTTTAAAAGACAGACTGAAAATCATATATCTATGAATAAAAAAGTAGATATTTTAACACAACAAACAGATGGAATAACTGAATCTCTAGTAAAAGCATCAGGGATAGTTGAATTTGCTAAAGGTGTTGAAAAAGGTGTAAAAGATGAGAAGGATAAAAATGGTGTTTAAATGAACATCCGAAGGATTGAAAAAGGAGATTTAGAAGACTTATATTTTATTCATGAAGCATACCATAACTTTCCATTTCCAGATTTAAGTAATCCTCTTTATGCAGTACAGAGAATTATTGAGGATGATGGAAAAATAATTATGGCAGGAATTGTAAAGTTAACTACTGAGGGAATATTTATCGTTAATAAGGAACGTAATCCTTTAACTATAACAAGAGCTATTAAAATGATGCTAGAGCAATTAACAAAAGACTGTGAAAAAATAGGATTAAATGAAACTCATGTTTTCGTTGAAAATGATGATAACTTTATAAATATAATGAGAAAGTTAAAGTTTCAAGATACTACAGGCCATTCTATGGTGTTCATAAAGTGAACAGCTAATGAGCAAAAATCAACAGAAAAATACATTCAATGATGCTTCAGGTCTTCTTAATTCATTTGAGGGGACTAATGCTGGTGACGTTAGTGCTCTACAAGGAGAGACTTCTGCTGCAACAGGTACTGCATCTGCTGCTCTAGGAAGTGCACAAGGAGCATACGGAGCATTGAATCCTGCAGGAGTGTCTAGTATCTTAGCTCCTGGCACGGCTGCCTCGGGAGGTATAGCATCCACAGGAGGTTATGCTGCTCCACAGTTAAGTTCATTAGAAGGTCAGGAAAATACTAACCTTCAGGGGCTTGATCCTACAGCACTAAGTGGTCTAAGCTCGCAATATCAAGATTTAATATCTTCTGGTGGAATTTCAGACGCCACTGCTGCTGCAATGCAACGTCAAGCCGTAGCTGGCGTTGGTAGCGTATATGGAACTTTAAATAACCAACTAAACAGAACAAAGGAAACTACTGGTGGTCAAGGGGGCGGCGGTGAAACTGCTGAAATGGCACGTCAGTTAAGTTCTTCTGAAGCTAATGCTGTAACTGGAGTTAATGCTCAGGTAGGACAGTTAAGACAACAGGGTACTGAAGCTGGACTCTCTGGTGCTAGTAATCTAACAGCCGCGCAAGCTCAGGCACAAAATTCTGCTGCTAATACATTCTCTGGAACTCAGAGCGGTGTAGCATCAGGAATGCAGACTGGAGCTAATCTCTTAAACTCTGTTGGTTCTACAGCTGTAAATGCAGACTTATCCTCTGCTGGTGGCCTAGCTAATATTGCAGGATTAACTGCTCAGCAGCAACAAGCATTGCAGAGTGATACTTTAGGTACACAGACATTAGGAGTTTCTGGTGAACAAGGATTCTTAAGTTCTATGGGAAATACTGCTAATGCTCAACAAGGACCTTTTGGTGATTTCTTGTCTTATTTGAAAGCTGTATCAGGTCCTGCAGCTGCATTAGCAACAGGAGGTTAAATATGGCAATAGTTGATCCTGGAATGACATTAGTTACTGACTTAGGTGTTCCATTATTAAGTCCTCACGCTAGACGTGTTAATGGTGCTGATAGTGGAAATATGCCTACTCCTAATCCTTTAATGCAGCAAGGACCACCTCAGGTAATGCAAAATGCTCCTGCGCCTGCACCAAGTCTAGCACAAACAGGACAGATGAATCCTCAGGGACAAACTAATTTTGTTAAGCCTGCATCTGAAAGATATAATGCTTTGGAATCTCAGGCACCTAATAGAGAAGCATTGCAGCCTCATGGAATTTCTAGAGTCTTAAATGCACTAACTGGAATTGCAACTGGTAACCCTGCGTTAGCACTGGGAGTTTATCATCATTTACAGGATCAACCTTATAATAAGGCATCTGCTGATTGGCAACAGAAATTAGGAGCAATTAAACCTGAATTGGAACAAGAAAATGTAAAAACTAGAGAAAGTGCTGAAAATACTAGATTTAATTTAAGTCAGTCAAATCTAAAAGAAACACGTGAAGCTGCTGAAGCACATCAGAGAGAGTTAGAAAAGCAGGGAAACCAACGTATTATAGATCAACAAGAGAAGGAAACAAGAGAAGCTACTGATAATAAAGCTAAACGTGAAGCTGATGAAAAGAAACAAACTGCTAAAGAAGTATCTGATAAACAAGAGAAAGATATACAAAATAGGAGACTAACAGATCAAGAGAAGAATTCAGAAACTCAACATCGTATTGAAGAGCGTAGATTAAATATGATGCTTGAAAAGATGAATAAGGAATCAACTCAAGGAACTTATGTGTTAGGTTATGATAGAGATCATAAGCCATATTTCTATAATAACAAAACACTTGAAATTAAGGAAGCTCCAGAGCGTGGAATAGAAAGACCTAGCGTCATAGAAAAAACTCAGGCTACTAATGCTCCAAAAGAAGCCGCAATCGCATTCGCTGATAATTATTTAAAATCTGGTAAATATAATGGTCCCTCTGATGAAGCATTAATGGAGAAATATTTTGAACTTGCTAAAACTTCCTCAGGATTTAGAATGACTAAACCTCAGCAAGATATGCTGGTTAAAGCTAGAAGTCTTGCTGAAGGTGCAAGAGCTACTGGAGGTCACTTAATTAATGGTACATATTTTGATAATGTTCAAAGAGCACATATTGTTAATACCATGAAAATGCTTGCTTCTGCTAGTGGTATTGGTGGTAATGTTACATCAGGAACTCCTAAAGTTGCTCCTCCTGTTAAGATAATTAAAGAAGAGGATGTGCCATAATGCCTGATAAATTAGTTACAGTTGAAGTTAATAAGAAACAGTTTCAAGTTCAGGTGCCTAAAGGCTCGTCTAGTGATTTAGTAACCAAAGCTGCACAGGAGCACTATAATCAAAAATACGCTGGATCTGATAATTCTCCACAATTGCCAACGGTAAATCCTCCAACTTTGCCTGGAATGGAACATCCGCCAGAACCTGGTGATTCAGCTACTATAGGTGCCTTAAATGCTCCTGGTGATAAGAGCTTCAACAAGATGGATTTTTATCCTCTTTAGGAGATAGTATTAAAGGAATGGGTAATGCAATTATTCATCCTATCGATACTTTCAATAGAATGGCACAGTATAAACCTAATAGTCCTGAAATGCAGCAAATACAAAATAATCCTCATTTGTCTCAGGATGTTAAGGATCAATTTGCATATTCTCACTTAATGGAAGATCCGATTATTCCTTTTTCAACTGCAAGTAAAGTATCACAAGGTAATATAGGAGGTGCAATTGGTGATGTACTTCCTTATTTAGTAGCAGGTAAAGTTGCCAGTAAAATTGGAGATATGTCTTCTATAGATGTAAATAACCTAGGAAGTAGAATTAAAGGTGGTGCTCAAGGTGCAATGAAAGGATTAAAATCTACTGGCAATTGGAAAGGATTTCATGCACCTGCACCTATAGTTGCTGGAGTAGGTGGTGAAATCTTAGGAAGAGGTGTAGGTGGTTTATTTGGTTCTCCTGATATAGGTGCAGGAGTTGGTGCAGTTAGTGGAATGTTATCTCCAATTGTTAAGGGAATTTATGATGGTGTTAAAAATGCCCCTTATCGTGTAGAGACGACTGTACCTAAGATTCCTCAAATTGGTCAGCCTGGACCTGTATTTAAGCCTTCACCTGAGGGACCACCTATTCCTGCTGAAGAAACTCCTTCAGGACGCGCACCAGGAAGTGAAACTCATGGTGATACTGTTGAACAAAGAGAACTTGCTAAGAAAAATCTTAAAAATAGACAAACAGGACCTAAATTACCTCAGTTAGACGTTAAACCTAAAGAAGGATCACCAGACGTACAACCTATAAATGCAGGAAATAAAACTCCTTCTGGAAGAATGTCACGTGATTGGCCAGTTAATCCTCCTAATGAAGCACCTTTAACAGAACAACCTCCTAATGTAGCTAATCCTGTTGTAGCTCCAAGATCTGCCAATAATGCACCATTCAAGGTTCATCCTCCTTCAGAATTGAAGATGCCTGGTGTTACTTATGAACAATCAAGTACAACACCTAAACCTAAAATTGAAACTCAGCAGGTTCCTGCAGCTACTAAGACTGTTAATGAGGTATTACCTTCTTCTAATTCATTAGACTTAACTGATCCTCCTGTTAAGAGTCCAAAGGATGCTTCTAAACCTTCTGAAACGAAAGAAACTAAGGAAAATACTGAAGAAAAAAAAACTTACATTACAAGAGAAAATCTTTATAAAATCGCTAAAGAAATAGGAGTAACTCCCTCAGCTTTAGCAAAACATATGCTTACAGAGGAAAAAAACTTTGATGTTGAACCTAGTAAATTTAACGGTGGATCATGGACAGAAGAGAAGGCTACCAAAAATCCATTGTCTGAACAAGCTAAATTAAATAAATCAACACAAAGAAATACTGACAGTAAATTGATTAAGTTAGCTTTACCTGAGATTGCAAAGTCTCATCCTGAATACTTTTAATTTCTTTAACTATTAACTTCATTTCCGCTCTGCTATCTTCCATTCCTATCCAGCTTAATTTAAATAGATTATGCTGGTCACATTTTCCGTGTCTCATTCCAACAGGTACCCTCTGATAAATTAACTGGTATCTTCCCCATAGCCATACTCCTGCACATCTAAGAAAATCTCTCTCTTCTTTTTTAGTAATTTTTAGTCTTTCCATAACTATCTTCAGCTTTAAAATGAGCAATAACTGCTGGTCTCTGAAATTCCAAATAGCAATAGTTAGCTGCATCTACTAATTTTTCTGTATTTCCTGTTGCTTCGTACTGCACTAGTGCAGTTATTGCTCGTTTTACAAATTTTCTATTTACTGGACTTGCTTTCTTATCATCCTGCTCATGTCTAAAATAACCAAAACCAAGACGGTTAATTAACATTTGAGCAAAACCTTTAAATTCCTTATGATATGTAAGAAATGGCATTTTTGTTGGCGTGTAAAGTTGAATCATTCTATCTCCTTATAATGTAAATCTAATTCACTTAACTGAACTTCTTTCTTCATCCATCCACCTGTTTCATTCATCCTAATTTGAGGTTTTCTATAACCATAATCATTAGCTAGTCTATATAAACCTCTGGTTACCGCACGGTCAAATGCTTTAATATCTTTATTTACAGGATAGAGAAATTCTGCTAAGTAAATAACTTGTTCAATATCTTCTCTTAATCCTCTTTGTAAAAGAAAAAAGTAATACCTTTTACATATAGATAATCCTAGAGCTAAAGGACTATGAATTTCTAGTTTTTTCTTCATAATCTAAATACTGCTTAACTATTTCCCCTTTCATAATATAAAATCTTTCTTTACCATAATTTTCAATGTCTATAATACCTGCACTAAGCAATGTTTCTGCCACAATATCTATAGTAAATGAGTCAATGTCACCCCAATGTTTCTTAAGTATTTGAGTTCTAGATAATTTATGATTGGGATGAGATAATAATGATTGCATTACAATTCTAGTTTGTCCTGAAGTAGAAGAACTACCTCCCATACTTACCTGATGTGCACTTCTAGCACAATTCATACATTCTGCCTTTGCCTCTTGTAAACTATCCATATCCATTACTAATTCTAATTTCTTTGATAAGGAAAGTAAAATTGCAACTTTAATTATTCCATCACCAATTCTACCATATGTTCCTGTACTATCATCTGGAAGATTAATCACGAAATCATCATACCAGTTTTTATAAAAAGCGCCAGTTTCTCTAGTCCATTTAAATTCGCCTTTAAGTTTAGATAAGTCTTTTAAAAATGGTACAAAATTATCAATATCGACAAGCTTTTTAGGAGCATCCACAAGAGAATTGGGTATACCACGATTAGAGCTAGAAACAATAAAAGTCCTAGCAATGAATCCACCTTTAACGTCTGCTTGAGGGACTGCACCCACAAAATGTTCTTCATTAGTTGCTCCTAATAATGTAATACAAGGCTTAAATAAAGTATCAACTCCTGTACCTTTTAAACTGTTTACCCACTTTTCTTCATTTTCATGTACATTATATAGATCTGTAAGTATCGTTAATGCTGAGGGATCTTTGACTAAGAAGGATGCTAATTCACCAGATATAATCGTTGCTTGTGCTTCTTTTCTTATTCCACCTTTTTCAATAGTTGTCATCTTACCTAAATCTAATATTATCCTTTGCATCGAATTTCTACCAGATACAATCTTAGTAGCCTCTGATTTCTCCACTAATTTCTTACATAAAGCTACTGGTATTCCTTTCTTCATACCAGATTTAGCTACTAAGAAAACGTATATATTAGGATATAATTTATAATAATGTCTTTCCATGAATATATTTTTCCTAATGACTGCTGACATTGCCGTCAGAGCCGCCCAATAAAAGAATCTTTCCGGGGCTTCGTTCTCGGAGTTAGCTTCTACAAGATCTCTTATCCAGTTCAATTGTGGGCAACTTTTACTTTCTAACTTGTAATACTTGTTTACAGTTAGGACAGATTAATTTTATTGTGTTATTGTCATCTTGCTCCCAATACTCTTCTTTTGACCTCCTTTTACGTACTAAATCATAATTTGTGTCCTCCACACTATTTCCCTCCTTATCCCAAAAAGATGGAACCTTATATCCAGAAATAAAGATTACTCCTGTATATATTAAAGCATTGTAATTATCAACTTCTGCATAAAGTCCGTTTTTTAACTTCCATTGTCCTAGCATTTTTTCCTCACCTCAAAAAACTCTTGAACTACTAACCATCTTTCTTGTTTTAAATTTGCAAAAGAATTAAATTGCCTTGTATACTGAATTATTACATTACAGTAAGGCAGATAATAAGCAACAGCATGACCATCTAAAAAAGCTAAAGGTTCCAGAATCATACTTTATATTTCCTCATTCCATCTGGAAAGTTCTCTAAATCTTCGATCCATCTCTTACCTACTTTGATTTCGCATGGAATTACTAGATCATAATCTCTTGAAAGAGTACATTTGCTGAAATTAATTGGTACCTCTAACTCTTTCTTAATAACTTTAGCCCCATCTTTAATACAGTCATCTTTAATTAAAGCTAAGAAACTATCATGAGATTCTAATTGTGGAAAAATTATGTCTCTCAATTCTTTCTTAATTTTTAACATTGCAAATTTAACTTGGTCACTAATCGTTGCCTGAGGAATGAAGGAGTATGCTTTTTTAAACATTTCATCTCCCCACCTATCATAAAATTGTTCTTTTCTACCGTGTGGAGAGAATAAAGTACAATCATTATTTGCTAATGCTTCTTGAATCTCTGCATGAAATATTGAAACTATCTTAGGATTAGACTGATGAAATATTTTAAGTAACTCACCACATTTCCATTCTGAAATAAATACACCATATTTAGCATTGTTAAGCATAAATTGATGCTTTCCCATTGCATAATTAGCAGCATGTCTTGTTTTTTTACCTATTTGTCTATCATAGTCTGTTGTATTATCAAATTCTAAAGAACATACTTGCATTGCAGTTAATGTATGTCTATCATCTTTTAAGCCGTGCTTATTTCTTCTGTACTCTGTTTTCTCATAATTTTTTAAAGCATCCCAATCTCTAGCTAGAACACAAACTACTCTATCCTCTGCTTGTGATAAGTCTGGCTCTATGAAAGACCATCCTTCATCAGCAATGAACATTGACTTTAAATCAGCACCTCCTGCATCCATTGTAACGTCTTCATGCTTGGTAAATGTTTGTAATGCTAATCCTTCTTTAATTATCACTATAGGAGGTTTTCTAACTTTAGTGGAAGTTCTACCTGAGCTTGTTCCACAGACCTTACATTCTGTTCTAGCTCTTCCATCGTAAGATAAATTAAATTTAATATATGTTCCGATTGTTTTAGAAATTTTCCGTTGCTCAAGAATGCCTTGTAGAATATCCTGTCGTCTCTTATCCTTAACAGTATTATTACGTAGAGCTTTGAGGGTATCTTCTCCGGTATCTTTTCTCGGAGGACATTTAAGATATCCGAAAACAAGATTGGCGACTTGCTTAAAGGAATTGCAATTAAACTTCCTGAAGGAGTCTCGAAGTGTTTCGTCTCCGTCAATAATTTGGTTGATGAGGATTTCATATTTTTCTTCTCTTTTCTTTTCGTATTTCTTCAGTAACCCTTTTCTAATTTCTTTATCAACTAAAATTCCTACGTCTTCCATGTCAGAATATAGTTGATGCAATGGCATTATTTTGTCATAAAAGAAAGACTCTAAATTCTCTTCCTTTAATAATACTGATAATTTTTCATAACATTCAAATGTAACTACTGCATCTTTAGCATTATAAAGCATTATCCTATCAAAGCTATGTTTTTTAGGATCGTATTCTTTCCCTTCTTCTTTGTAATATGGCTCTTCAGTTAAAACTGAAGTGATTGTGTGTAAATACTTTGGCATTTCAGCGAATAAAACATGCCATGCAAACATAGTGTCAAAATAAAGATCATGCCATTTAAGACCTACATTTTTGCATCTTTTAGTGTCAAATTTTCCATTTTGAGCAATAAATTTAACTTTGTTATCTGCGAGAAATTCAGCTAGAAGTTTCCAAATATAGGATAGATCATGAGGAACTATAGGATGATCTACAGAGGAAAATGTAGGTATACTTATCGCATGTGAAGAGTTAAATGCAATTCCAATACATGATGGAATAGTTTTATTTGTTTCAATATCAATTGAGGCAAATTTCTCACCATCATATTGATTTAGAAAACGATATACTTCTAATGAATTTCTAGCTATTTCTAATGTCCTTGCAGTTGATCTAATTTCTGGAAATTCACTTTGTTCCACCGCTCTTTTAATATCATGCTTAATTAGTACAAAATCTCTCCAGCTAGATTTTCCATCTCCTTCTTTAGAGTGTAATAATGCAGCAGGATGAATAGTTGCAACTACCTTCTTTCCTGTCCTAGATGAATGTAAGATACTCCCCCTGTATTTTTCAATTCCTTTAAAACCTGTGAGAACTTCCAGCGCTGTATTTCCTACTGCTAAGATGCAATTAGGATTTAACTCTGCTATTTCCTGATAAAGCTGAGGAATAAACTCCTCTATTGTATGACCTAATAAATGTAACTTCTTTAAATCGTTTCCTGGAGGACGAACTTTTACTACATTAGTTATGTATACGTCATCTCTTGATATGCCAGCATATTCTAGTGCTTCGTCTAAAAGCATTCCCGCTGGACCTACGAATGGTCTTTCATAAAGTTCCTCAGATTCTCCAGGTGCCTCCCCCACGATACAAAGCTTTGCAATCGGTGATCCATAGCCAGGTACGTATGTACTTTGCATTAGTGAGTCTTTTCTGCATAAATACGTTCTACTATCTCCTGCTGCTTCTGAGATAGTCTTCCTGTTCTATGAAATTGTTTATCTATATCAACAAGAAATTTCCTTTCCCAATCCGTTAAGTCTTTAGAGTAGTATAATGCTTGAAATAACCAATGTTGTATTATTATAGGATCTTCCATGTGCCATACTTCAGCCATTTTTATTCTCCTTATTTAATTCAGAAAACATACCTACGTTACCTACAGCTTCGTCGTAGTCATTCCAATCTATACCTAACTCATCTGCTAGAAGTCTTTCAATTATCGTAGCAATTAAATGTTGACGATAGTATGGTGCACCTATGATGCTTCCTGGCTCACCTTCATAATCAGGCATTGTTTCTAGGATCATTTCGTCAAATGCTGTAACTTCCTCGTCTGTTATTCCAGCATTTTCACATAAATACATCTCTATAAGCTCATGTATTCCTACAAGAAACTCATAGAGAGCAGAGTTCATGTCAGAGACAGTGATTAGTGCATCATCTCCTTGTCTTTGCCAGTCACCGATCGTGTCGTATCTCTGTTCGTTGTGTGGGATGGTTATTATTCTAATTGCCATGTTCTTCCGTCTCCTTTCTAATCCGATCTCTTAAATTTGCACATTCACTAAAGCTCATTTCAGTCATTCATAACTTGATGTTCTAAATGAGCTGCACAAGTAGTCCTTCTCAAATCAACGTCATATTGAGCTTCTACCTTTGCAATATTACCACATAATGAACAAACCAAAAATTTTCTCATTTCTTCTCCTTTTCTAATCTTTGTTTAATACCGACGAAATACTTTGGTTCCTTTTCAATTATGACGTACCTTCTATTAAGATTATCACATGCCTCACCTAATGCTCCACTACCTCCGAAAGGATCTAGAATTAAAGAATTTTCAAATGTTGCGTAGGAGATAAGTTTTTCTAGGATAGAAACTGGCTTCTCATTAGGATGAATTAACTTTCCTGAATTTACAACTGAAGAAATCAACGTGGAAAGGATCATATTGTCTCTGAATGCTGGAGATCCTTTAACTGCGAGTATTATTTGTTCATAGTTCCTTTGAGTTTGCCACGTGGTAGTTCCATAAGATAGAGAATTTTCCTTAATCCATATCATTGGGTACTTCTGAACGTTGAATCCTATTTCTTCTAAATTCTTTTGATAAATATACCAATCTTGAGTACTAACAAAGGCAAATAAGAATGAATTAGGCTTAAGGACTCTGAAGATTTCTTTAAAGACAGGCAAAGTGAATTTATCTTTAGTTAATGTAGCATCCTTAAACTCTAACCAAGGTGGATCAGTAATACAGGCATCGAAGGTATTATCAGAGAACGCTTTAAGTACCTCTTCAGAACCTCCAAGAAGAATCTGAGATTCCTCAGTATTTGCATTAGCTGTATTTTCCTGAGAAATTAGCTTAAGATCCTTAGTTATTACTCTCATTGCAGTCTTCTTATCCTGAATCCTTGCCATTGAAGGATCTGCAAGATAAGCCTCTGCTAATTTAATATCTTGAGATAGACCACCGAAGGATATGTTAAGTTCCTGTGCAGTATCTCTTAATCCCCAGCCAGTACCTCCTCTATCTTTTCTTTTTCCTGTCTCAGCTTTTCCGTTCTCTTGCACACGCAGATCATGCAATTCCTTCTCCATTACTACTTGATCATACCAAGGTAAATTAAATCTCTTTAAATTTTCATGAAGTCTTAGAATTTTATATGTTTCATCAGGTAAATTGCTTGGATAGACTCTTACAACTATTTCTTTAAAGCCTAAAATTTGACAAGCTCTTACTCTCTTATCACCTGCAATTACAGTTAAGTCGTCCTTGATTAAAGGAGGATGTAATAGTCCTTCAACTTTAATTGATTCAACTAATCCTAATACCATTACATTATCATCTTTAACTTCCCGGATTAATTTAAGATCTTTAACTGGAACTATTGTAAGTTTACCGTCTAATGACATTTCCTTTACCTCTTTTCATTTCCGTGTGCGGCCCTTTGACATTATCTCGGAGCCGCACTCTTTGTTGACGAGATTTACGAAATTACTACAATTTCCTCTTCATCTTCGTCTTCATCATCCTCATCTTCTTCAGAGGAGTCCTTTACTTCGGTATCCTCCGTTATTTCCTCTTCATCTTCGTCTTCATCATCTAACAAAGATTTGAGGTTATCGTCGTCTCTATCGTCCATTAGGTATTTCACTTTTTCCTCCTACTTTCCCATTGCCTTATAATCTTCGATCTTATTCGTCATCCGACCCATGTACTTATCGTTAATGACGTAGATCAACACTTCCTTGCCGATCCCCATTTCGAAATCGACATCTTCTCCTTCAGGATTAACAGGACGTCCTAGAAGTGCAGCCATAAGAGGTGCTGCAAATCCTCGTGCCTTCTCAGAGAAGAGACCATCTACTGGAACACCTTCAAAAGGCACCTTTGTAATGATGAAAGAAACGATAGTGTTAGTACTTCCATCAGTCTTTGCTGCCTTCTGATTTACCGCTTTGATCCTCGCAGGATACCATCCTGGTGTTACCGTCTTGCTTCTTAACAGGTCTGACTTACTTACACCGAAGGGACTTGGCATTTTGTTTTCCTTTGTGATTGATTTTCTTACTTGCCTTCTATTAGGCCATTATTTATTAAATTCCCTTACTTCTTCTGTTTCTTTTGTATTACTCTGTTTCTTATAAAAATTAACTAAATTATCTTTAACAATATCTCTTATCATTTTCTCTCTAACAGAATCTGATAGATCTGTCTTGTAAAGAAACTTAATCGTCTTGGAGAGTACGTCACTTACTTTCCATGCTTCCTTTTCAATGTTAGTCACGTGTAGTTTCCTCTGTTTTTCTTTCTTTGCTTCCTCATTTTCTTTCCTTACTTCCTCGAAATGGTCAGGGTAGTAATCATTCATAGAATAACTCATAAACTTATATCTCCTGAAATGATCTTCCTAAATTTATTATAAAGATTACCATCTTCATAAAAAGGTGGAGTTCCAGTAAAGTCTATTTTAGCAGGTAAACGGTAGGACGTCTTAGCAGAATCCTCACCTACTGCTTCAGTTAGAGCTAATCTTCTTAACTTTCCAGTCTCAAAATCATTCTCATGAGAAAAATGCCATTGATCGTCAAATACTGTTGGAACATATGCTGAGATAGCCTTTCCTGCAGTAACAATGCCTCTGGTCCTTGTCACGATTTTAGTCCTAAGATCTGGAGCACTTTCCACCGTCATTACGTGGGCAATGATAATTACATTTTTAGGATTCCCCGGCCGCGCCCAAAGAGATTTACAAGTATCTAACCAATATCTTTCAAGAAAATTAACTTGAGCATTATAATAGTCTATACTCATTTTATTAGGATCTTGATTCTTTGTTGTTGGTGGCTGCATGTTTCGCAGGAATTGTACAGCAGTTTCACCTCTTTGTTTACCACAAGTATTGAAGACTAAAATGTTTAAAGCTGTAAGAGAATCGAAGATTAAAGTTTCATATGGACAATTATAGAAGAAACTATCCATTTTCTCTTGTACTTGAAATACATCTTCAAAGACGTCGTAGTCAATACTTTTCTCTGGAAAATGTTTATTTGCAATGTTAGGCATTTTCTTGTCAAAATCGAAGACATACCCTTTCTTTGTTCCATCATTATCAGTATCACAGAAGGATAATGCACCTACACTTTTTCCTGATCCTGTATCACCTTTGAACATTGCAAATAATCCTTTTTCTTCTGTTGCGTCTTGTGTATTTGACATTTATTTAATTCTTCCTTTCTTTTACTGTATGGACAGTATCGGCGCGCCGGTGGCAGCACGGCATAGAGTAGATCAATACGAGAGCGAGCAGGGCCGCTAAGACCCAGGGCAATTTGTTCTTCATAATCGTTTTCTCCGTTTTGATTGGAAAGGGATTTATAAACATTTCATTTCTCCTTTATTCTTCATCTCCTGCGAAATTGAACTTCTGATCCAAAATCTTATCAATGATAGCTGCACTTTCAATTGTACAATCTCTGTGTTTGGGTTTCTTCTGAAATAAATTATAAGGCTTCATTGTCATTACCTCATTACATTTCCAGCAAATTGTATGTTTGCCTAAAGCCAGAGTTCGTTGAATAAAATGTGAGCAGTCCGAAGACGCGCACCTGAAAATTGGAAAGCCTCCAGTTTTAATCAGCCTTTTCTTTCCATTCTCTCGAATGATCTTTTCACCACCTAATATTGCTGCAATGTATTTGTGAGTATGTTTTAATACTGGCATAGTTTAATTTCCTTAGTCTGTTCTGCGTGACCCATAATTATTACTATTTCTGAAGTTATAGTGCGTTAACGTCCCATTTTTGCCTTTCAGTGAACAATTGAACTAACTTATCATTCCTATTACTTTCATCTTGACGACATACAGGTAGAAAGATACATCCAGAGTACTTATCGCAGGATGTATAGTTAGGAGGATAAAAATTCTCTTCACCATCTGCAATATATTTTAAGATCCAATATATTGCATTGTTCTTCCACTCTTCAATGATCGGAGGTGGATAAGATAATGTATGCCTTTCAAATTTATCCTCAGGCTTCAAAGTTTTCTGAAATCCTATTTTATTGATTATTATGTTATTTACTCCTAATAACCAACAGTAACCTTGAAATTGATTTGAAAGATAGTTAGGTTTACCTCTTCGTGAAGAACTTTTGTGATCTATAGGAATTTGATGACAGTTAGAAATTGAGATACCTAAGTCTATTTTACCTTGGTAGAGAATGATTCTGTTACTATCTTCATAGAGAATCTTAGATGCAATTTCCTCTACGTATAATATATTGTCCCATCCATCGTTGGCCGTGTGTGTCGCATATTCTGTAAACGCTTTAATTACGTCTTCAACTGTTTGGATATCAAGGGACATACTGACAGCCGCAATGCGTCCTATTTTAACGCAGATTTGTACAATATCAGCGTGGGTCTTGTTATTTTGTGCCCATCGTCCTCTGAATTTCCTTAATTTATAATACTCTGCTAACATCTGATGAAGCATGTCACCTTTTTCAAAGAAATCTGGTTTAACTACAGGTTCTAGATTTCTGTCAAAAGTATAATGACATTTTCTTTGGCATTCCATTGCCGTGTTTAGAATCTGACTGTCTGCAACGTAAATTGTCTTTTCACTCATGGTGTAGCTTTAACTTCCTTTTTCTTGTTGACTTTTATATTTTTTCTTTCCATACATTCTGTACTGACTTAATAGATCTATGCGATTGTACCTATAAGGTAAACTTTCTAACATTTTTAAAGTTAAGTATCCTTTCTGCAAAGTCCTTCTTACTGATCCATAAAGGACTATTAATTTTTCATTATCTTCTGGCATTTCTTTTTACCTGAAAAATTTTGCATTCGGATATTTATCTCTAATGATTCGTTTAGCGTCCTCACGATCTTGCGCGCGTATGTATCCACTTGATGGTAACCAATGTACTAAATCAATTTCCATATAGTGATACAATAGATCACACTTTCCAGTCCTATCGTGTCCACCTTTATTTAGTCTAATTCTAAATAAGTAAAATTTCATCTTATTCTCCTTTAAGTTTCTTTAATTCCTTTAAATCCTTCTTTCATATTGATTTTAGAAGATCTAAAAGCTCCTTTTTTATTTTGATTCTTTCATAATAAAATATCTCGCGGGTCGGGTGCTGAGGGTACGGTGTCGCCCTCCCATCCAGTACCACGGCAACGAATACACCCAATACCAGCGCACCGTGTACATTTCATGCCGTATGGTTTTTCTGACGGAACGGACCGGCTTGGCCATTCAAAGCAGACGGGGCACACGGTGTACGTATGCAAAGAGTAGCTATTCCCGCATTTGCAGATTATTACTAGGTCCGGTTCTGCTACGATGCTCATCGCATTTCCTTCCCGTTGCCGTCCGCGCGCTTATCCTGACGGCATCTCCAACATTGTGACACTGGCAGACAGGCCGATCCCCGTCGTAAACGTTAAACTTAATCACCCCAAACTATAAATTCCATCTCTTACCTCCTTTCATTGCTAAGACTTCTGCTAATTCTGTAATTAGTGCAGATTCATTCCATTTTAATTCTTTACCGTCTAGAACGCTTGACACTATTGCTCTTTTTTGTTCCACTAATTCAGCAAAGAACTCATCGACTGTACCTACAGCGGTAAAGTATGTTCCAGTTATTTTATCAGATGTCTGCCCAGGTCTTGGAAATCTACCTTCAGCCTGTTCTTCTTTAGGAGGATTCCACTCTCTTTCCATCAGAATAAAGTCAGAGCAGCATTGTAGATTATGTCCTTCTCCTAAAGATAATGTATTACCTATTAAGATTCTAGAATTTTCTTCCCGAAATTTCTCAATTAACGTCGGATCAACAGGGGATGGAACATAAACTACATTTGATGGAAACAAGGTGTTTAATCTTTGAACAACTTCCCTTGCTACATCTATGTGATGGGTGAAAACAACGATTTTTCTGTCTGTAGTTTCAATAAATTCTTGGATGAAATCAACTACACCAGGAATTTTAGCTATTCCTGTTAGGTGCCTCATTTTAGATAGGTAAGCTAATATATTACCGTCACGTTGGAAATTACTTTGACCATTACTACCGTTAAAGTAAAACTGTTTAAACTCTTCAAACAATTTTATATATGCTTCTTCTACTTTTTCTCCTAACTCTTCAAATCGGAATCTCCGATCTATCGTTGGTAGGTCAGGTAGAACCTCTGCGCGCGTGCGTCTAATTACGAAATCTTCAGTAAATGCTTTAAATCCTTTAATATCTCTAATTCCTCCTACCTTTTGTACTCCGCCTTTCATAGAGAAATAACTGTCACACCATCTTTGAATGTAAGCTGCTTTATTTGGAAATTTCTCAGGCTGAATCATGTTTAATACTGGAAAGTATTCAGCAGCATTATTTAGAATTGGTGTTCCTGATAATGCAATTAGATGTGGTACGTCTCTTGAAATCATTTGTACTGCTTTGGTTCTCTTTGCTTCAGTGTTCTTAATTGATTGACATTCGTCGAGGATGATTAATCTTGGATTTATCTTCTTAATCCACGAAGAAGCATCCTTCATTCCTCTTGTTACTAACTTTCCTCTTTTATTCTTAAATTCAGAATATGCTAAAGTATCGTAAGCAATAATGTAACCATTCACGTTAGTTAGAAGATAATCATCCTCACTTTCAATGATCTGAAATAACCACCCTGCCCACCTTAGTGCTTCTTTTTGCCACTGTACTTTTAACGATGCTTTAACTATTGCTAGCAGAGGCACATACTCTAAAGGATCTGAGTGGGCAACTAAGAGAGATTGAATGGTTTTCCCTAATCCCATTTCGTCTGCGATTAAGACGCGCGCATTTCCTTTAATTGCCCACGACGCTCCTTCTAATTGAAAATTGTATGGTGTTTTATTGTCTGAAGATTTTAATGATAGATCTTTCGGTTTAAGCTCTTTAGCAGTTCTTACGTGACCACAAAGATAGTGGGTAATTACTAACCCCGCTACCTTAGTCTCATGATCTATCTCTGCTGTTTTATTGCAGACTGGACATTTTTTAATTATTTTCATTTAATTTCCTTAATTTTCAGGAATTTCCTTTCCCTGAGATTTCCAAAGTTCTCTCAGTTTTATTTCGGCTGCGTCCTTCCCTACAATAGAAGCTAAATTTTTATTTTGTTCTTTCCATTGTTTCTTCTTATCAGAAGATTCAGAATCTGCTTTCACTTTTTTCTGTCTTGCGGCCCTACGACGGTAGTCTGTAATTTCCTCATCAGTTAACTTTGCTCCGTCTTCTTTCCGTCTTTCTAATAATGCCTCTCTATTTGCAAACTTTTTAACGTTTGCCATCTTAATAAAATCTTCAAGCTGCTGTTGATGTTTTTTAGACCATTCTTCATATTCCTCAGTTTTGGACATTTCCAGGACACAGAAGCCTTTATGTTGAATCCATAATTCTCTCTGATCTCTTGCAGTGAAAGTTTCAGATACTTGAATTAATCCTGCTATGTCGGCCTCACGATGAATTTCCACAATGGCTTGTCCGAAACATGCGCTGCAATGGTGAGAAGCAGTCATTTTTGGATCAGGCCAACATTTGTAATTGTGAAGATAAGAGATACCACAGGAGGGACAAGTGTGACCATAGCAGAGTGGCTCATTAGAATTAGGATTTAATGGTGGTTTTCTGTCAATTCCTTCATAGATTATCGTATCTTCTGTCAATTTGAAATCATTATTTTTATCCTCTATCTTTGGATCCTTTGGTTTAATATCGGAAGGATCTAAGTTATCTAGATGGTATTCATGTAGTAGTGGCTTGAAACATATACCACATACAGATAAGTAACTTACTTTCTTAAATTTGTGATTTTCCATTTGTTTTCTCTTTTCCTTAATTTCATTTCCTTAAAAATCTTTTTCCTGCGAGCGCAAAACAACTCTAAAATCACTCACGTCCACTGTGATTTTCTGTAATTCTGTTATTTCCTCCTCTAACTCCATAATATCCTCAATTTCGCTGATTTCTCCTAGATAAACCTTATTCCTGGCGGCCGCGCTTAGTTGCATTAAACCTAGATGATCATATGCTGCAATTGCACGATCTTTCAATGCAGGTCCATCAACTAAAAGCTCTGCAATTACAGTGTTAGACTTCTGAACGATCTTCATGTATCGTCCGTTGTTTGTGAATTGAATGTAACATGGTATTTTGACTGTCATTTTTTATTTTCCTTTTTATTTTAAATCATTATCCGGTCTCACTACTACCTTCCCGTCGTCTTTGCACTTCTCTTTTAAATAAGCAAAATCTACATTAGATGCTCCAAAATTGATTAGTACACAATCGTTGGCGGCCGCACGTATTTCTATTTTTTCGTCAGAAACGTAAAATGATCCAATTCCTAATATCGTTAATGTCATTTCTTTTCTCCTCTTTTTAATTTAGTGGTTTTTTCATCCAAACTTCGTATTCTTCTTTAGTTAATTGCACATTGTGTACCATGTATTGTTTTTCGGTACAATAACTACAATTATAACAATTATTACAATAACTACAATTATTACAATTATTACAATTATAACAATTATAACAATTATAACAATAACTAACAATTATAACAATTATAACAATTATAACAATTATAACAATAATTACAATTATTACAATAACTACAATTATTACAATTATAACAATAACTACAATTATTACAATTATAACAATTATTACAATAACTACAATTATTACAATTATTACAATAACTACAATTATTACAATTATAACAATAACTACAATTACTGATTCCAGATTTTGTTTTTGCGTTTACAATTTGTTCTTTCGTCATTTTATTTCCTCTTTTACTGAGTTTTGAAGTTATACACCATACAATTTGCACAAAGACAAAGACAAAGTTAAATTCACTTTGTCAAATCTTTCCATGAGTAAATCACAGGACCATTTCCCATTACTCCACGTATACCATCACCTTTAGATTCTATCTTTCCCTTTACTTCATTTCCTTCTGAATCTAACGTTGTTACTATTTTGCCAAGTAAATGTGAACTAATTTCGTCAAGATCGAGCGCAGAACAAGAAAAGCGATAAATGTGAACTAGCAAATGTGAACGTAATATTTTCCTTTTTTTCCACAGAAGTCTGATGATATACTTCGTTACTGCTTCTTTATCAACTAAGGGAAGGTTAGCGCTTTAGTTGTGTGAGACAAATTACCTGCTAGAGTATTTTTCCAGTCTATCATTTATATTCCTTTCAACATAAACGACTTGCGGCAACCCAAACGGCAGCTATGTCTAAGCCACCAAATCGCATGGTGCGCTCGTTTCGATAAATCGCTTTCCGACTTCCCGCGTTCTACCGTTGGGCAAACGGACCAGCATCCACCCCGGAAGTGTTCCCTCGCGGACGATTGACGCGCCGTGGATGGGTGCTAAAATCTTTCTCGCGTTAAGCGCGGATTGCCAGAGCCATGCTCCAGCCAATAACGTTACGTTCTTCATCTCGGTTGTCTCATTCATTTAGTAGCCCGCCTTTGGGTTTTTTATTTTTATTTTGCTTTAACATTTCCGCCGCGGCCGCCCCCGTAAATTTTTCTAGTGTTTTCCTAGCGTTTAACAAGTGTTTTACTGGCGTTTAACAGGCGTTTAAGTCTAGTTGGCTCTATCACTTAACCTAGTGTATCATAGCGGGTAGCGGCTTGTCAAGAGGGAGTTTTCCCTTTAGAATCAATGAGTTAGCCTAAGTGTGTAATTTTTACACTACTTTGCCGGGTGAACGGCTAGATCTGTTGCATTTCCTTCTCTTTATCTTCTTTTTTTTTTTTTTTTTTTTTTTTTCTATTTTATTGATTCTAAAGACCCCCCGAGGGTGGGGGGTCTATAACAAGCTCCCCACCCTTACTCTAACTCGTTGATATTAAAAGACTTAAATACGTGGCGGCGCCTAGTTAAACGCCAAGAAATTACCAGTAAAACGCAGTATAACCCTAGAAAAACACAAGATAAAGTTAGCCGCTTTTTAGCCATTGAACGGCTCGAAAGATATAAACAAAAATAACGTTATTGTTTGGCCCTAAAATTGCTCTAAAATTGTGACAAGGCAGCAAGTGCTTTAGTTTCATAGGGTTACGCTGTTCAGCAAACATGCCCGCTAAGTCGTTGAAAACATGGCAAATATAGTTCCGATTTTTTGAAGAAAACACTTGCAATTCCTGACGGAAAACTGATAGAATCATAACAGGTCGATAGTAAGACCAACCGGAAAGAAAATACAAAGGGAAAAAGGACAAAACAAATGCTAACTTTAAACGATGTGATTTATGCGAAAAGCGATAAGGGAAAAGTGATCCTTCATGCTCCGTTTCAGCGGACGTATCTCGAATATGGCAGCTGGCGATGCAACGGAAGTTAAAACCTCTAAGGTTAATTCAAAGAAAGACGACGGAAGCAATGAAGTTTTAACGATGGAAATTACTGTACCTTCAGGAAATGAAAGTAAGGAAAACGAAGATATCCTCATGGGTGACGCCATCAATGCCATGAGGGATAAGTTCTTTTCTGGAGATGCTGCCGGAAGCAGCAAAGCAATTTTGAAGCTTTTGTCCTATGCTTCAAACGGTTTCAACTTGGACATGCGGAAAGAAGCTGCGCCAACTAAAGAAGTCAAAGGCGAAGCCCATTTCCGAAGATGCTGCTTTTACAAAGTCTGCACAATCTCTGGTTCGCGGCGGTTTATTCTCGGACATGGAGACGGCGCTGGCTTTTGTTAAGAGTGCGAAGAAGGCTGCTTAGTTTTTCACGTTTTGCACTTGAAGGGTAACATAGAAATGTGTTACCCTGATAGTGGAGGATATGAAACTATGACACTAATCTGTATATTCCTAGTTCTTGGCACCGTCGCAGTTTTGACAACGATCTTTGTTTGTCATTTGCTTGACAAGATTGAGTAGTTCTGTTAGGATGGTAATGGAGGATATGAAATTTATGGTCGGCCGCACATTGACGCTCGCTCGCACATCACGTCGGTTTATTCGTTACAAGAACATTAACTATCGCATTGTTGGAATACGCGATGGTAAGCTGGTTTTGCAATCAACGTATCACTCAAAATCTTATGACAATCCACGGACTCTAATCCAACTAGAGCGCCAGGGCAGCTTCACCGTGAATGACCCAATCACGGGAGCATGGCGCATGTAAGATCTTCAAGTTTTCCTCTTGCCCTGCCGAGATAACCTCAAGGCAGGGCTTTTTTATTTCCTCAAAATTCATTCCTTACCACTTCTTAAGCTCCTGGTGCGGCCGAGATTCTAGACGTATCCTCATATCAGTGAGTCCCCACCGATAGATTCTAGGGGAATGGCTATTAACTTGCGTCCCTGGAAACAAAAGCGAAATAAACATTATCTTATCTTATATCTGATATAAGTAGGGCTTATTTTAGGTGTTCATTCGATGAACACTAAGTAGATAATAATATATTAATACCTTTTTATCTTAAACTCTTCGTAAGATAATAATAGAATAAGATATTAAGATATTAAACTCTTAAATAACTTTACAATACAAAGAGTGCGGCCGACCGAAGTTAACAGCCGCACGGAGTAATTTAAGACAAAACGAAGAGTTTAAGATCTTAATATCTTAAAGACCCCCCTATGCCACCCTTCGTGGGACTCCAAACGTGCTGTTGCCGGGCAGTACTCTGCGTTGATACCACTGCT